TATAGACGCAGATTTAATATTACGATACGATTATGAAGACCCTGACTCAGCTAGACCTGCAGCATATCCTTTAGATTCCTCTGATGTTGTTGCAATTTACGGTACATCTACTTATGGTGTACCTATATATGACGGTGCTTCACAACCTTTAGTTAGACAACCTGTAGAAGGTTCAGGGTTTGCAGTTGCATTAAAAGTACATGACGGTGGGCAGACTGCACCCTATTCACTAAAAGGGTTTCAGCTAGAATATCAATTAGGAGCAAGACGATAAATGGGTGACACATATACAAGACAGTCCACGTATACTGACGGAGATGTCATAACTGCAGGACACACTAATGACGAGTTTAACCAACTACTAGCAGCATTTGCTTCTAGTTCAGGTCACTCACATGATGGCACTGCAGGTGAAGGTGGTATAATAGCTAATCTGCTTAGTAACGCTATTACTATTGGTACAGGTGCAGACACAGATATAGCAATTACATTTAATGCTAACACATCAGATGGTGTACTAACGTGGAAAGAAGACGAAGATTACTTTGAGTTCTCTGACGATATACTTATTGCTTCTACTGAAAAGATACAATTCCGTGATACAGCTATTCATATTAGTTCTGGGGCAGACGGACATCTTGACCTTGTAGCTGATACAGAAATACATATTGCTGCTACTACTATTAACATGGACGGTGTTGCTGACATCTCAAGTAACTTAGCTGTGGGTGGCAACCTTACAGTTGCAGGTAACGCTACAGTTTCAGGTACAACAACTTTTAACGGTGGCACACTTACACTAGGCGACAGTGCCTCAGACAATGTAGTCTTTGGTGCTGACGTTGACTCAAACATTATACCTGACGATGATGACACATACGACTTAGGTAGTGCAAGTCAACAGTGGCGTAACATATTTATAGATGGTACAGCTAACATAGACGCTCTTGTAGCTGACACTGCAGACATAAACGGTGGTACAGTTGACGGTGCTGTTATTGGTGGGGCATCTGCTGCGGCTGCAAGTGTAACTACTCTAGCTGCATCTGGTGCTATAACAGGTTCAAGTACAGTACAAGGTACAACTATAACTGCTACTACAGCATTTGTACCTGGCACATCAGATGGTGCTACACTAGGTACAACTTCCTTAGAGTTTGGTGATCTATTCTTAGCTGATGGCAGTGTAATAAGTTTAGGCGCAGACCAAGATGTAACATTAACACACGTACATAATGACGGTGTATTGTTAAATGGTAGTAAACAATTACAGTTTGGTGATAGCGGTACATTCATACATCAATCAGCAGACGGTGTACTTGACTTAGTATCTGACACAGAGATTGAAATAAATGCTACATCAATAGATATAAACGGTGCAGTAGATATGTCTTCTACACTTGCAGTTGCAGGTGTCTTAACAGGAGCATCACTAGACATTAGTGGTAACGTAGATATAGACGGTACTACAAACTTAGACATAGTTGACATTGATGGTGCAGTTAATATTGCTGCTGATACAACCATCGCCTCTACAAACAAAATAATCTTTAACGATGCTAGTCAGTTTATTCACGCACCTAGTGCAACTGTTTTAGATTTAGCTGCAACAGATGAGATTGAGCTTACCGCTACGTTAGTTGATGTTGTAGGTAACTTTACCAACTCAGGTACAATTGTATCTGCAGGTAAAATTACAGCAGATGCTGGCATAGACATTGATAACTTTAATATTGATGGTACTACAATTGCTTTAAGCTCTGGCAGTATGACGATAGATGCTGCAAGTAACATTACTCTTGACGCAGATGGCGGTACAATTACATTTGCTGATGATGGTGCATCACTAGGAACTATTACATCTAGTGGTTACTCAGGTACAGCAGCCGTTGCTACAACAGCCGTTGTTACTGATAGCACAGCTAACACAAGTTTCCCTGTAGTCTTTAACAATGAATCAAACGGACTGTTAGATGATACATCAGCATTTGTGTACAATCCTAGTTCAGGAACACTGTCTGTAGCTAATCTAGTTATAAGTGGCGACACAACAACTAACTCTAGTACTAATCTTACAATTGCTGATCCTCTAGTTAAGTATGGGCAGGGTAGTACAGGTACTTCAGTTGACCAAGGATTTATTGTTACTCGTGGAGATGGTTCAAGTAGTAACACTGCAAACAGAGGTTTTATCTGGGATGAGTCTGCAGATGAGTTCGCAACAATTGCAGCTAACACAGAAGCAGGAACTACTGCAGGTAACGTAACTATAAATGACTACGCACCTTTACACGTAGGAGCAATAACAGCAGATGATGCGTCTACGTTCTCAGGTGAAATTGCTGCTGCATCTCTTGACATCTCAGGCAATATAGATGTAGATGGTACAAGTAATCTTGACATTGTAGACATTGACGGTGCTGTTGATATGGCAACTACACTTTCAGTTACAGGTAACGTAACGCTAGGCGCACAACTTATTATGCCTGATGTTACATCTACTAAGATACTAGTAGCTGACGGCACTAGCTACCAAGAAGTAGCTGTAAGTGGTGACGTTACAATAGCTAACACAGGGGCTGTAACTATAGCTGCAAATGCAGTAGAAGGCTCTATGTTAAATAATAATACAATCTCAGGACAGACTGCATTAACTTCTGGTCTTGCTACGGATGATGAACTACTAGTAAGTGATGGTGGCACACTTAAACGCATGGATATAAGTGTGTTAACAACATTAACAGATGATAATGCTACAGCATTAGCAATTGCATTAGGATAATAGAGGAAAAATAATATGGCGAATACGTTTAAGGTTATAAATTTTGCAGCAGAGCCAGCAAGTAGTGGAACTCCTTATGTAGTTTATACTGCAGCTAGTGGTACGACTACGGTTGTTCTGGGGTTAATTTTAGCTAACATACATACGACAGAAGTTACATCAACTGTAAGACTTGTAAGTGATACAGCAAACAGAGCAGTAGCTAACAATGCTGCAAATGGTACAAGTATTATTGTAAAAGATGCACCGTTGCCTGTTGGGTCATCACTAGAATTGATGGCAGGTAACAAGGTTGTACTAGAAACAACAGATGAAATTACCATAGATTGTAGTGTAGCTGATAAAATATCTGGTACATTGAGTATAATGGAGATCACATAACATGCCTTATATTGGTCAGGGAGCATCCTCAAGATACGTTACACGGAATGCAGTACAGCAGTTTAATGGTGATGGCAGCACAACAGCCTTTACACTAAACCAAACTGTAACCGCTGACCAAGATATACTTGTATCTGTAGACGGTGTTATACAAGATAACTCAGCATATACAGTTTCAAACGGCACAACAATGACGTTCAGTCCTGCACCCTCAAGTGGTACAGCTAACATCTTTGTAAACTTTATGGGTCTAAGTACAGCTACAGTGACACCACCTGCAGCTAACAAAGGTACGTTTAGTGGTGGCAGTATATTTAGAACTAACGTGCAGTCTCTTACGACTAGTGTTAGTATATCAGCTACAGAGAACGCCAACTGCACAGGGCCACTTGAAGTTGCATCAGGTGTAACTCTAACAGTCGCATCAGGCGGCAGATTGACGGTGTTATAAAATGAGTACAATTAAAGTAGACACACTACAAACTAGATCAGGTAACACAGCAGCAGTTACAGGATCAGGCTTTGTAGCAACAGATCAGATAAGAGGTAACACAGCAGCTAACTCTGTAACTGTAGTAGGTGAAGGTGGTACTAATACTACTAATATACAGCAAGGGTTAGCTAAAAGTTGGATAAACTTTAATGGAACAAGCACTGTTGCAGTAGGAGACTCCTTTAATGTTGGAAGTTTAGTAGACAGGGGAACATCATTATACACTCAAAATTTTACAACGAGTATGGGAAACGCAGTCTTTGCTGGTACGGGTTCTGCCAAAGATGCGGCTCTTGATGCTGATGGTAGAAATAGAATGTTAGTTAGTGAAGCTGAAGATGCAGATGCCGCTTTTATAAATTCTTTTGATACAGGTGGAAATGCCGCTGATGTTGCATACGCAACTTCTATTATATTTGGAGACCTAGCATGAGTACATTAGTAACAAACACAATTACTGGGCTAAGTACAGCAGCCAATATAACACTAGGCTCTACGCCTGTAGTGAGCGCATCAGCTAACTCTCTTACGATTAGAGGTGAAGGCAGTAACCAAACGAGTATACAGCAAGGGTTGTGCAAGGCTTGGATACATCTAACAGGATCAGGAACACCTGCGGCAGCAGATTCTTTTAATGTAGCTAGTGTTACGGATACTGGAACAGGAAGATACACTATAAATATTGCTACTGATTTTGGAAATGCAAATTATACTTGTGCTGGTATGTCAGGAAACGATGGAACTACAACTGGGGGTAGATGTCAAATGCCAGACCTTACTCCTACCGCTGGTGCATTTGCGGTAAGAGTTTACGATATAGATGGAGATGCAGCAATTGACGACACAAATGTGTTATTGAATTTTCACGGAGATTTAGCATGAGCGTACTAGAACTAAACGGCAGAGTATTTGACGCAAGTACAACAGGTACGCTGACACTTACAGGTGAAGGATCAGCTACTACAGATGTTACTCAGGGGTTAGCTAAAGCGTGGTTAAACGTGACAGACAACTCAACAAATAATGATAGTTTAAATATATCGTCTGTAACGGATACTGGTACTGGAAGAATGACATTAGCTCTATCAACGGCTTTTAGGGCTACAACTACAATGACAGGTGGAGCGTGTGCTTCTGAAACGGACTCGTCTAATGGTAGTGGAAACAGTAATAGGTATGCGTTTTTGATTAGAGGAGCAAACACATTACAAGCATTTTTTAACTCAGGAACGGCTAGTAGTGGTGCTTTAACAGATGTAGGTTTATCATCAGGTAGTATTCACGGAGACTTAGCATGATACAAACACCTGAGTTTCAAGGCACACACTTATGGAACAGATTAAGCTGGGCTAAAGAAAACCTAGAGATGTATAGATCAGAGTACTGTGTAGTCTACGAGGACAGCATGGATGAGTGCGCTAAAGTACTACACCCTGACCCTAACTGGATGGCATGTGCATTACAAGGTGGGATACTACCACCTGTATCATCATACTGGGAACTCAAGAAAGACGAAGCAAAGCCTGACTTTGTGCGGCACACTAGAGGACCAGAGTTATTGCACAACATGAAACCTATTGGTCCTATGACTGAAGAAGAAGCAATAGAGTATCTCATAAAGAAAGACGTACCTGAAAGTGTATGGCGTGAGTGGGATACAGGCAATCAACCTAAGATGGTAATATGTAAAAAGGATCAACTTCCTCCTACACGGGAATGGCGTAACGCTTGGAAGATAAACCCTGAATTAAAA